AAGGCCCCCATTACTTGGGGGGGGGGGGGCAAAAAGAAGAAGGGAGGCGTGGGGGGGGGGGGGTACTATGTGCAGGCGTCAGACCCTCACGACCCTGTCTCCGGCGGAACGGAGCGTAGCCGAGCAGCATTACCGGCTTGTGGAGTGGTACGTCAGACATCGGGGCCTCCCGGTGGATGAATACCTCGATGTTGCCGTGTTCGGCTATCTGCTGGCTGTGAAGCGGTGGTTTGCCCGCCCGGACCTTTACCGTTATGAGTTTACCACCATCGCCTGTGCTGCCATGCGGAGTGCAATCGGCAACGAGCAGCGCAAGCAATCCAGGCGCATTAAGACCGTGAGCCTGGATGACCCCATCCCAGGCACGGACGGCATGACCTGGGAAGACATCATCACCGAGGACCATCTTGTGTACTCGGCATAGGAGGAATAAGCGTGAAAATAACCTACAATCTGCAAGTGCTTCCCCAGCGGAAGAATAGCCGTAAGGACAGCGAAGAGACAACCGCGCTCAAGGCATTCCTCGCGGACAGCGAGAAAAAGAACATGGTCTTTGAGTACGATACCCCGCAAGAGGCTAAGAAGCGCTATGACAGTATGCGGAACTACCGCAACGCCAACAAGCTCCAGGACATCTACGATATGTGGCGAAGCGAGGCCCTGATCTGCATCGTCAAGACCAAAAAGAAAGGAGCCGCGAAATGAGTTACTACACCATCAACGAAGAGGCTGCCCGCCGCGCCAATGACATGAACAGCTTCCGGGACTACAAGGCCGGGAGCGCGACCGCCGAGTACCGCCGTATGGTGGACGCGGCTACCGAGCTGGCCGAGCGCCAGAAGCAGCGCGTGGACCCCATGTACCATGAGAAAATCGACCGGCTGCTGGAAATCTACTGCCGCAAGCTGGCCGAGAACATGAACGCCAGTTACTCCATCGAGGCCCGCTGCCCCTCCATCCTGATCTCCGGCGGCGGTAACTTCCCGGTCCGCAAGAAAGAGAAGCAGAACGCGGCCAGAGACCGCAACCTGGAAGAGTGGAACTACATCCAGGGCTTGCTTGATAAAATCCGCGGCGTCGGCACCGGCGGTATCAGCTCCGATGACCCGCAGGCCGTGGAGAAGCTGGAGGCGAAGCTCGCCGCCCTGGAGAAGCACCAGGAGATGATGAAAGCGGCCAACGCCGCCATCCGCATGAAAGACCCGGCCAAGGGAGACGCCAAGCTCGCGGAGCTGGGCTACACCCCGGAGGACATCGCCAAGCTCAGAGAGCCGGACTTCTGCGGGCGCATCGGTTATCCGGCCTATGAACTCCAGAACAACAACGCCAATATCCGGCGCATCCGTGGCCGGATCGCGGAACTCAAGAAGCGGACCGAGAGCACCCCGGAGGGCTGGGAGTTTGACGGGGGCCGGGTCGTGGTGAACACCACGGAGAACCGCCTCCAGGTCATCTTTGATGGAAAACCCGACGCGGACGTCCGAACCGAGCTCAAGGGAGAGGGCTTCCGGTGGGCGCCGTCGCAGGGGGCATGGCAGCGGCAGTTGACCGACAACGCCATGAGAGCCGCCCGCCGGTTGAAGTGCATCGCGCCCCAGGTCTGAACCATCTACCAAAATCATACCAGAAAGCGGGTGAATGAGAGTGGCTATCACAACAACAAAAAAGCCCCTCGCGTATCTGCGGGAGGCAAGGATGAGGGCTGGATTTGTCAGCCGGGGAACGGCGGCAACCGTTGTTCCGTATTCGCCGGAGACCATAGGACGCCATGAGCGCGGCGACGTGGAGATGGAGCCGGAAGACGCCCTGGTCTATGCGGAGTGCTACCAAAGCCCGGACATCCTACCCAGGTATTGCGCTACCTGTCCGGTAGGACGGGCAATCGGGAGAACGGCCACCGACCGCCCTCTTGCCCATGCGACGCTCAGGGTCCGGCGGCTCATCGAGGACGGCCAAGACGTGGCCGACCGCCTGGAGGAAATCGCCTTTGACGGCGTGATAGACGCCTCTGAGC